TCAAAGGCTTCACTTGTTTTATTCATCTCGGCTTCAAGGTCTTTTAAGAAACCATCAAGTTTTGCTGTCTCTGCTGATAAACCATCTAAACCATCTGAAGTGTCTTTACTTTTAATAAAGAAATTCATTGCAGCATCTGCAAGAAAACCTAAACCTACAACTAAAGCACCAATACCTGTTGATACAAGAAGACCTCTAATAGCCCATTTCAATAAACCTAAAGAGCGAGCAAAAAGTCCTGTACTGGTTGCAGCGATACCTGCAACTGTTGAATAAATTCTTGTGGTTCTAATTAAGTTAAGAAGTGGTTTGAATGCAAAAATAACTGCACCACTCAAAATTTGATAAGCCCTAGCCATAGAACCAGCAGTAATGGCAGCGTTGATTGCTTGAACTGTTGTAGCAATCTTAACAATACCTATGAGTATCAATAAACCTTTAGCAACTAAACCAACAGCCGTGGCAACATATTCATTTGATTTAATAAAGTTTATGGCTGATGGAATAAATTTAGTTAGGAACTCAGCAAAAACTCTAACTAACGGAATAACTATTTTCAACACTTGAACTAAAGTGTTTGCTAATGCTTGAGCAATTTGTAAAATAACAGGAATCAAAGGCTTAAATGCTGCAAACAATTTCATAACCTCAGCCCTCAACTCAGGGCTAGTAGCAACAAGAGCAAGAAAGCCAGCCATAATTGGATTCAAAGCCCCAGCAAATGCTGAGAGACCCGGGATAGTTGAAAGAATAGACCTACCTGCAAAAGTTGATAAAGCAACTGTTACAGCACTAATAATAGGCAAAAATTGGTATAAAGTACCAATAACTTTTTTAATAGAATCTTCAGAAATGCTCATATTTTTGAAAACATCAGTCAATCCTTTTAAGAAATTTGTTAAAGGAGTAACAACTGTGTTAAGAAGAAAACCTAAACCTTTGATGGCTTTACCAAAACCTTCATTATTTCTAATCGCTTTAGAAAAAGCACTTGTCATATCGTAAGCAGATTTAATCAATGGACCAAAACCATCTAGGGCTGCTTTACCCATTTCAACCTTCATATCGTTAAATAAACGAGGGAAAGAACGCAAAACTTTACCTGGTGCTTCCATTGCTGCTAAATATGTGCCAGCAACCCTTTCACCTTCTTTCATAACACCATTGATAACTGCTGTTTGTTTTTCTTGAGCAGTTAATGCTTTAGTTGATTTACCAATCTGTTGGGCATATTCTTCATACATTTGACCAGCAGATTTTTGAATACCTGAAGATTTCAATAATTCTGTACGACCAGTAATGATTGCTCTAACAAGGAGCATAGTTGTATCAGTAGAGTTCTTTTGACCAATAACAGCCAAGTCTTGAGCAACGCGAGCAACATCTGCTGCTCTGGCTAACTCTAAATTGTTTTGAGCGAACTCAATAGCAATCTGTTGAGATGCTGCCATCTCGATACCATTATCACGAATCGCTTTAGAGGCTTTTTGGATTTGTTGATAACCAATTTTGGTTGAAGCACCAATGGCTCTCATAGCAATGTCTAATTCTTGAACTCTGGCTGCTTCTTGGAATGCTGAGCGACCAAATTTTGTTACAAGAAAACCAATGCTACCAATTGCAGCACCTGTGATTGCTAAACCTTTATCAAGACCAGATAAAGTTTTATTGAAACCAGCAAAACTGTTACTAATATTTTGCATCTGGGCAGATGCTTTATCAATAACACCAACCTCAATATTGGCTGAGGTGATAATTTGTTCTGCCAACTCTATCTACTCCTAGATGCCTGTTTCTCTTCGTAAACTCTTAACTTTTCTAACTCAATCCATTCAGTTAATTCTTCGCTAGAAAGCGCACGGTAGGATTCACTTCCGTTAAGAAGTTCTTCTACCGTACGCCCTAATCTTTGCGCTAATTCAAATAAGAATCTTCGCTCTGGATGAGTTAAGAACCTTTTCCCAAACTTGCACTTGCCTCTTCTGTTAATCCAGATAGTGACATTGCTTTGGCTGCAATCTTTTCTAAAATTGCGCCAGATTTATCAAGGAGAGCATCTTTGTCTTCGGGTTTGAAAACTGGTTCGCCTGATTCAGGGTCGAACACACATGCTATGGCTATTTCTGGGTATACAACAGAAATTGATGCTTTCCCTGTTTGAGGGTCAACAGCATTTTCCATTACTCTGGCGCGTTCTCTAGCAGTCATCGTTCTGATTTCTACTTTCACGCCCCATTCTTTAATTTCCATTAGTTCGCCACTAATGTCTTTTGCTTTCAATATTTGGTCACGAATGGACACGATACTTTCTCCTTAATTGTTTGGGGGTACTTTGACCCACGGTTTTTCTATATTTAGTTTTTTTAGTATGTAGTTCTAGTTACTGCGCCTGTTACTTGAAGTTCCAATGAGAAAGTGACAACATCACCTACGGATGGATTAACTTCGTAAGAAGTAACAAGTGCTTCACCTGTGTACTTCACATTTCCTGATGCAGTTCCTTGTGGTCCTGCTTCGAAAGATGCTGAAGTGTTTGTTCCTGCTATTTGTGCATCAATCAAAGAAGTTAAATGGTTGTCAACTGTTGTGTCGAATGAACCAGAAACTGAGATTGTTGCATCTGCTAAACCTACAATGTAAGTTTTGCTTGAGTTACCGAAACTTGTGGTTTCACCTGTTTCGATTGCTCTTGATACAGTCACATCGTTAGTAACATTTGAGATATCTGTTAAAGAACCTGCTGCGTTATCTAATTTGAAGACTGCATTTTTGCCATGACTAAATGTTGGCATTTATTATCTCCTTGCTGCTGCTATTGTGTAAGAATATGATGCTGTTCCATTAGTTGTTCTAACTACTCTAAGGTAGCGATTAACTGAAGTTGTGACAACAACTCTTTCACTTGTGGTTGCGCTTCCAGCGACTGATGCAAATGTTGCAACATCGCTAAAAGTTGAATCGTTTGATGATGCCTGAACTTTGAAAGTGTTAGCACTTCCGTTGGAGTTAGAAGTTACATGTAAATGGAAAATTGAACCATTAGACATCGCGCTTCCAAAATCAACTGAACTTGCTGTACCACTTCCAGTTTGGGTGTCCGAGATAAGGTTGTAGCCTTGTCGAACTCCACCGTCTGCTTGAAATGCCGAACTTATTGCTACGACATCTGCGACAGGCATAGATACTTCATAAGCAGTCATATCGCCTTGAGCCAAAATTGCTCGACTACCTTGTGCTGTGCCTTCTGGTAAAACTGTTAAAACATTATCTTCTTGAAGGATTCTTCCAGCCAAAACTGCATCTGATGCGTTTGCTGAACCATCGAACATTCCTGATAAGGAAAGTCCACCATCATCCATTCCGACAATGTAAGAACGACTTGTACTACCAAAAGTTGTTGTATCGTTTGCTTCTATTTCGCGTGTAACGGTGGCATCATTTAGATATGGTGACATATCTGTGGCGTTCAAAAATACTGCTGTTTTTTTTCCATGACGGAATGTAGGCATTGATTAAAGCACCTTCCTGAAGACATGATGCGACCCTGCACCACCATCTTGGACACATGGTCACGCTTCAGGTTGGGTAGGGGTCACATGGACACGCACCTTAATAATATCGTGAATTAAATGATTTTTTGTTTTTAATCTAAGCAGAAATAAATTCTGGCTCAACACCAAAATCATCAAAATAGTCTTGACTTTTTTCTGCTAACCACAAGTAGTGGTCTTCTCTTTTGTAAGTTTCTTCTAATTCTTGTTGTTGCTTAAACTCAAATTGTTGTTGTGCTGAGCAACGATGCCCCGGAAAGTATGTTCTGGTTGCTCCGAACTGGTATCCATACCATTCTTTAATTTCTGCTAAATACCATTTACCTTTTTTAGATTGATGCCAAACTAAATTTTCTTTTCCACACTTGTTACAAGTCTTGGTTTTCATCTGACCCCTTTCGTACACTTCTAGTATACCAAACTAGGGTTTAGTATGCAAGCCTCTTTGAACTCTTTCCTGACGAATTTCAGCCAAAGTCAACCAATAACCAATCCCATCAACCGTGTTATCCAACTTAGGATTACCAATTTCTCTAGCCATCTTCATACCAACCATGCACAAAGCCACCTGCTCAGCAGAAATAGGTGTTTTTAAGATAACTGACCAAATCTTCGCTGCCCTGTCCAAATTGTCTAAAGGATGCCCATAATCGGCGTTCCTGTCATCAAAAACAAGTTTCTTAGCGTAATCAGCGATATCTTCTGGACTCATAAAACAGCCAAATCAGACCAGTTCTTTTTATCATGCTTACCAACTAGCAAAGTCATTGTTCCGGGTGAACTCCAGATTGATTGAGAATCTGCATACCATTTACTTCCACCATCTGTTGTTCCATCCGAATCTAAACTTGGGGCTTGGAATCTTGTGAACATTCCAAAATCGTCTACCTTGATATGGTGGCGATGTCCACAGAACCAAAGTTTTGGTTCAACTCCGTTATCTCTTAACAATCTTAAAGTTTGACCACGAAGCCATTCTAATTCTTTACCTGAGATTTTGTGACCATGTGTGAAAGCAACATCAACGCCACTAAGGTTAACTGCCATGTTCATTTGGTCATGTGGAATATGCCACTCATCTATAACTTCTTCTTTATCTAAAACTCTTTGCAAAGCATCGGCAAGAAAACCATCAGCAGAGTCGCTGTCACTTGTGACGGCTTTTCCACCTCGTCTTGTCCATTCGCCATGGTTACTTAAAACTGAAATAAATTTTCTTTTAGGTGCAAGATGAGCCATTGATGTTACACCTAGTGTCCATAAATCTAATGCTGTTAAAAGTTGTTGTCGCATTGTTCCCTGAACTGTAAACAATTGAGAACTATAATGCCCATCGCAAGATTCGATGGGGTCTCCGAGATTTACGAAAGCAATCTGTTCAATGTTTCTACCCATCTTTTTCAACTCAAGGATACGATTAAAAGTTTTATTGAATGATTCTTGGATTCTTTCAATTGTTCCATCAATACCACCTGATGCAGATTTATACAATTGCCAATCACTCCACAAAATAACAAATGTTGAAGGAACATCTATTGATTTAGTTACAACTGGTTTATATTTACGGATAGATTTACGAACTTCATCTAAATCTTTATCAGTTAATGTTGGAACAGATTTACGAACAAATGTGGCTCGATAAGAATATAACCAAATAATATCCCTGTCGCCATTTTCTAGTCTTTTTGAACTCGCCCACTTTGACATACGAACTTTGTCATCAAGAATTGTAAAAATATTTGGGTCAAGCCCGAAAGATAAAAGAATTGAATCCCAATCAGTAATTGGTTCGGTGACAGTACCTGTGTTAATTTCAACTTGGTCTTGTTGTAACTCTGCCCAAGGTTTAGAACTTTGCCCCACAACATCTTCAACATTGTTATCAATCTCAATCCCATGTTTTAATCTGTAATCCTCTAAAGCCTTCTCGGCTTCCTCTTTAGTTTTATAGTGACCTAAAGTTTTCCAACCATCATTGCGACCAGTTCTTGCACGATATGTGCCATTTTCACGCTTCTCAACACTTCCGTAACTTCTGACTTCCTTCATAGTTACGCTCTCCCTTTATTCGCTTTGGTTAGATGCTTTACATCTTCCACATTTAATTGACCAAGGGCGTGTGACGAACTCTGCAAGCAATCTTTTACATCGCCAACATCTTGGTTCTTTATCTAATTTTGCACCCTGACCATAAGGATTTAGTGTATTGTCCATGGGTGTGTCTAAAGTTCAACATGACATCTAAAGTTACATGAGATTATTGGGCGAGAGTTTTTATCAACACCCATAGGCATTACAGAACCAACAGGTTCAATCCTTAAAACACGAATACTTGAAAGTGTTTGATTAGCAACTGCTGAAAGAAGAATACGAGCAGAATCTGCTGCATCTCTGGCTGTTGGATAATCGTCTCTTGTGGCTCTAAATAACAATTGAACTGATGGTCTATCAATTTCAATTCCTGCTGTACCCATAGTAAACATCGGCGTTAAACCTTCATATTCAAAAACACCAATACAAACATCTGGTGATTCTGGAAGAACTCCAAGAAAAATATTTGTTCCTAAAGTACCTTTATTGTTGGTTTGTAAATATGTTCCAACTGCTTCAAGAATAGTACTCATTTAATCTCTTTCCTAATCATGTGACTTATTCTAATCGCTAAATTCTTAATAAGTACTGGAACTTGACGATATAAAGGAGTTTCTAAATATTTTGCTTGCGTTGGGGCATTGTGTCTAGCGTAAAGATTTTCGTGAACATACAAAGCATAAGTTGCAGCAGGACCACCATAAGTCACACGAACTGAAGTTCTTCCATGTTCAGTTTTTGGTGGATGCACAACACCAGATGCTCTTAAAGCACCTGTATCAACTGGCACAATCTTTTGTGACTCATTGAAAATAACATTGGCTTCTTCATAGATTGCCTTTCCTAAAGTTTCTGGCATTTCTTTAGGGATACGAGCCAAAGCATCGGCTAAAAATTTGATGTCATCACTTTTTACATAAAAATCACGATTTGTGGTAGCCATTATTTACCAAACTTTATCGCTGTGTGATGGTCTCCATCTTCATCTTTCATTTGGTCAATCGCATAAATAATTGCTTCTGAATTATCTGGCAAAGTCATTGTGCTAGTTAAATTAACATTCAACAAAGGACCATAAGTTAAAAATCTTCCTGTTAAAGAAAACTCTCTTTGGTCATCTGTACGAGTAGCGATATCATCATAAATTAGACGACCTTGTTTTGTGTATGGTGTGCCATAAGTTCTTTTACCATAATTATCTAACGCTGTACCATTTGTAAAAGTACAAATATCTGGCATCAACTCACTAAACTCTGGGTCAATAGCCATGATTAGTCAACCGTATCTGAACTTAAACCTGATGTTGGATTATCAAACTCACCAAGATAGAAGTCTGTTGTTGGTGTGAATGGGTCACGATTGATAGTTGATTGAATTGCTTGAGCATTTATTGTTGGTGTTGGTGGTGATTGGCGCATTCTTTGTTCAAATAATGATTTAGCCAACTCACGATATTGTTTTGCTTTACTTGCATAAGATTTTGATATAGAAATATCGCCAACTGTTTTACTTAAATTATCTGCATCTCTAGTAAATCTTGATGCAATAACTTCAGCACCTGCTCTAGCAGACTCATAAGTATTTGACCAAGTTGAAATTAGATAAGAAATTTCTTCATCTGTTAACAGTACATCTGTGGAATCTGTGTCATTTAATAAAAAGCGAATAGCATCGCGTGGACTCGCTGATGGAGTACCCGAATATGTAAAAGTCATAACTCTCCTCTATTAAATAAAGGGGTGGACATTTCTGCCCACCCCCTAATTTTAGTTACTAATTAAGCAACAATGCTGTTGAAGAAGTATCCAAGGTCAGAACCGATAATTTTGTTATCGAACGCCATTTCTGCTTCAACTCTGCTTGCACGGATTGAATCCATACGGAATTGTGAAGTTCCGATGACTTGTCCTAATCCACCTGAAACACCAGTCCATGAGAAGGTGTAACCAGCAGAAGGAGTCATTAGACCCGGTTGTGGTGCGACATGGCAAAGTAATGCAGTTTTGCCAGTTGCGAATGAGTATGCACCAGTTGCACCTTCAAGGTTAGTTGCCTTAATTGCTTTAGACACGATAACTCTTGGGATATCAAACATTGCAGCAATCATGTCTGCTGTGATTGTTTGAGATGAGGTGTACTTGATACGGTCAACCAAGTCTGGGTGATTCTTCAATTGACGGAATACATCGTATCCGAGAACTAAAGTGTTTGCTTCCATTCCTGTGTTTGAAAGAATTGTTGCTTTTCCTGCTTCAATATCTTCAATTGGGTCAGAAGAAGTGTAGTTGCTCCATTGGGTAGCAAAAGTTCCTGCTGTTGCAGTTCCTGCTGTACCAGCAATGGTTGTTCCCCATACACCAGAGGTCATGAAATCTGTTACGAATTGGATTTCACGGCGAAGCAATAATCTGTGTGTAACAAATTCTGCTGCTTCACGAAGTGGGTTTAGAGGAGCATCAGCGTTGGCAACAATCTGGTCTGGAACATCTTTGTGGAATGCCCATACATCTGCACTATAAGTGTCAGTTGAAAGATTGTAACCTCCACCAGCAGATTCGGTTGCTGGCGCACGGCGTTGTGCTTCATCTCTGAACCAGTCATTCTTTGTGTAGGTGAAGAACTTGTCGCTCTTCTTGTCTACTGGAATTACTGGGAAAACTTTATCAGCGATAAAGTTATCACGGTTTTGCATGTAGGCGACACTAATGTTGGTAAGAATCGCATCAACATGCACATCATTTAATGTTGGTTGAGGCATTTTATTAGGTCTCCTTTATGCTATCGCTTTGGCAGGATTGATGCAGTTAACAACAACAGTAATAACTTCATTTGCTGCTGATGCTTCTGTCAATGCTTGTCCAAGCATGTAATGGGTTGCGCCTGTGCCACCAAGAGTTAAGGCTGAGCCTTTTCCTGCTGCTGAAGTACCAACTGCTGCGCCTTCAGTAATTGCGCCACCTGCGACTAATTTAGAGCCACCAAGAACTAGAACTTCGGCTTCTTGTCCTGATGTTGGGTCGTTTTGCAAGATACCGATTGGTTTGTCAGTAGTTGCTGCAACTGCTGCTGCTTGACCACTTGAATCCAATTTTACGAAAGTATATTGCAATGCTGAAAGGTCTGCTGCTGCTACGAGAGTGACCTTGACCGAATAATTACTTATTTCGTATGCCACGATTTAAGCACCTTTCTCGGCTAGATATTGTGAATATAATTCAGGATTTGAAACTGCAACTTGTGCAATTCCTGCTTCCATTGAGGTTGCTTTTCCTGTGTCAACTAATGACTTTGCCATTACGGACATACGACCATAAGCATCGTCAGCAGTTGTGTTTACTGATTTGCCAATTTCAGCAAATATGTCAGCAGATTCTGCTTGAGCATTTATAGATGTCAAGATTTCTTCAACTGATTTTGCTAATTCGGCATCAACAGAATTTAGTTTGCGTAGTGATTTGCCAACGAATTCTGCATCAAGATTGAGATGAGACCATGCTTTTGCTTTTTCAATTGCTTCAGCATCGGCTTGAGCATCGCGTTGTTTTTGCAACTCGGTTACTGCTTCAAGAGCCTTGGCTTCTGCATCTTCTTTTGCTTTACGCAAGTCCTCAACCATTTTGATTACTGATTCTGGAGCAGACTTTAGAATTTCTTCTTCAGATTCTGGTTTAGCCTCGGCTTCTTTTGCTTCTTCAGCAGGTTGTTCAACTGCTGCTTCGGCACTAGCCTCAACTGTTGCTTCTTCTTTAGGAGTTTCTTCAGTTTGCTCTTTTACAGTTTCCTCCATATTGGAGTCCTCTCTGTTGAGCGTTTCATCAAGAACCCTCTCTACATCTGATTCGTCAGCAGACTTCATTACAAGCCAGCCTTCTGTTAGATGAGCAGGGTGGTCTACTCCTGATGTTTCTTCTATCGAAAGATTGACCATTTTTCTGGCTTTTTTTGCCAAGATATATACCCTCCTATATAAAAAAAGTTGTCGCACAACAAAATGCGACAACCCTCGGGTCTCGATAATAGGATATTATCACAACTTGGGTATAGTTTTTATTTTTATTTCAAATTCTGAACTTTCGAAATTGCCATAATAAGATTTCTTTCAGTTGCACCTAAAGTTGGTTGGTCATCTGCCCAAAACTTTGCACCAATGAACTGGTAATCATCTTGCGACATTGAACGCCAAACAAAATATGCTTTACGATTCGGTTCTCTTTTAATTAAAAATCCAAAATATCCGGGCTTAGTGTCAACTTTTTCACAATTAATTCCTGTGCTTGCTAATACAGCCATAGTATCGTCAATGACTGATTTCATAAATTATCCTAACTGGTCGTACTCTGTTGGTCCTCCATTAAGGATAACAATTGGTCTTCTCCTAACCCTCCCTTTAGAAGCAGAAAGTTTTATATCAATTTGGTCATAAGGAATGTTTTGCATCAATTTGAGGAATTGTGGGTCAAGTAATTGCTTAATCCATGCCTCAACAAAAGGTGGATGATTGGGTGAACTCATTATTCATCCAAATCTACATACATGCGTTCTGCACGACCACCAATGGAGTATCCACGAATTTCGCCTTTTTTAATTTTGTCCCAAGCCCAGTCATCCCAAATAACGCCTAAAAAGACTGTATTTTGAGGAAAATTAACTGGTTGGGTAGTTCCATCTGCTTTCATCATAGGAACTTGTGTTTCGTAAGGCAAAGTCATGATTTCAACCCATTCGCCAGCAACAACATCACGATTATGTTGAAGTCTGATTCTTCTGTCACCTGATTGAACATATTTCCAAACTGCTTGCTGTAATTCTGTATCATCTGTCCACTCGTTATGTGCATCCATCTGGTTTGGAATATACATTGGTCCGAGAGTGAAGCGTTTTTCTTCAGTTGCTTTAGACACATCAAAACTTTGTGTTAAAGATTTAGTAACTTCATCTAAAACTTGTGGTGCAATGTTTTTCAACTCTGATTCTTCAACTTCATACAAATCAATATCGCCATCAAATAAATGATTAAAAATTTTAGGACTTGAATCAACCCAGTCTTGCTTATACCAGATTTCTTCTCTGAATTCTTCGTTTACATCATCTATGAGAAGACGATAAACAGAAATTATTTGTTCATCATCTTTACGAACAAAATATCTATACATTTAAGTTCCTCCCAAAAAATTTAGATAACGCTTTAATCAGAATTGCTTTACCACCAAGAATTAGAGGATTACTTGCTAACTCTCCGACTGCTAAAATACCAGCAGGTGCAACAAGCCTGTTAACTAATCTCGCTGTCCTAGAATAAAGTTTGTATTGCCTCTTAGGGTCACTACTGGTTCTGCGTTCCTCATATAATCCATGAACTCTTTCCTTCATCTCCAAAGATTGAGGGGTGTGGAATTGTAACTCAAATTCAAAACCAGCAGGGTGTTTAACTTTTGCATTTATGCCTTGATAATCGTCACCTTTTTGCCAAAAGTTTTTAACTCTTGAAACTTGTAAACCTTCATCACGCAAAGAATCTAAAGTCTTAGTAACGCCTGATGTATAGTTATCTGAATCTAAAGTCATTGTGTATCGAACTGCATCTGAAACTTTTTGTCCAGCCTTCTCATAATCGCCATCATAATCTTTAGCATCTGCTTCAATTTTTCTTGCTAAAGACTCTTCAGTTTTTAATCTGTGTTGCAGTCCTTGCATTGTTCCACCAACTTGCTCAGCAATGTTTTTAATTTTAGAAGTTATATCTGGTTCAAACTCAGCAACTTTATTTGCCACTTGTGATGCGACTTTAGTTGCTTCAGCAGAATATTTACCTTTAGAACCAGCAGCCCAACTGCCATGAGATGCTTGGTCATGTTCTCCATGTTTCAAAACACCTGATGGCTCATAACTAAAAGGCTCAGAGAACATCATTCTACGAATTGGAACAATTGGTCTTTTACCATCAAAACCATCCATGAAACCTTGTGCTTCGGCTAGAAGCCCAGCATAGTTTTCTGCTTGCATACTTCTATCAGGAAATTTTCTGGACTCATCAAGCCATTTATCTCTCTGTCGTTTGTAGTTATCATAAGATTGTTGACCTGTTCTAGGTGAATTTCTTTTCGCTTGTTTACCTTCGTCATAATTATCGCCATAAGTGGCTTGAATTTGATAACGAGATAAATTATTTCTAATCCTTGAAGCAATACTTGATGAACCTTCTCCAGCCCAACTGCCATGTGTCAACTGGTCATGAGTCTCATGTTTAGTCATATCATCTGAAAGATTTTTTTCTGGAATAATCCAAAACTTACAAACACCCATAGGTTCAACTTCAATATTCAAAATTTCGCAACCACCACCACCTTCAAAGAAAACACAATTAGCACAATTCATTCCTTTATCAGCGAAAGGATTATTTTCTTCTGACATGTAATGTGCGCCATCAGCACCAATGCCTTCATTGAATGCACCGAACTCTGCAACAATGTTTTCTAAAGTTGCATACAAAATTGCTTGTCTATCATTCAAAAATTCTTCAGGGTCATACATTTCTGGGTTTTCAGATTTTTCTAATCTGTCAAGAATTGATTCAACCCAAGCACGACCAGCATCACCACCCCAAGCATCCCAAGCAACACGACCCGGTGATGGATAACCTTTTTCACCTCTTGAGAATCCTTCTGCTTTTTTATCAACAATGTGTCTAGCAAAATAAGAACGCATACGCTTCAAAGTATCTACACCAACAGAATCACCTGATGCTAACTGTCTAGCACGACCACGACCAACTGAAGTGAAACCTTGACCTGCTTTTCCTTCACCAATCCAATCTAATGCGCGTTGCGCTGCTTCACGAACTGCTGAAGGTGGAGTGTGACCTTCTGCTTTGTCCATCTCTTTGAATCGTTCAATTTGTGCAAGTCTTTGTTCTGCTTCTGCTTTAGTATCGTAAGTGCCGAACTCTCTTGAACCATCAGCAGAGAAAACAACATATTTACCTTTTCTTCTGCGAATAGTTTTTTCAACATCTCCAGCCAAAACATCAAATTCTAAATCATCAATTTCTTGTTCAGATTTTTCAATCTGCATTTCGTAACCATTAACACCAAGCATTACTTTGACATCGCCAGAGATACCAATAGTTTTAGCAACTTCAACTGCTAAATCATCAGATAGTTCTGTGGTCACATTCTCTAAATCAATAGATTCAACTCGGTCAACTTCTATTTGAGCAAAAGCCCACTCGTCATCAATATGCCCATGGTCTAAACCTCTGCGAGCCATCTCAGTAGTTACAAGGTGATGGGCTTCAACTACGGCAGAATCAGAAATGTCACCATGAAGGTTCTTATGTAATTTTTCTAAAGTTTCATCCGATAATTCGATGATTTTTGAGTAGTCTGCCATGTATTCCTTCGATGGTGATACAACAAGGATACAAGATTTTCTACCCTAGTTAAAACATTTCCCTACTAGGGTTTAATAAATTCTTTCTCTAACATTTGATAATAAAGATTATCTTCTTCAGGTGTAGGTGAATCAGAATTGAAAGAAGGATTTTTTTCTAAACAAGTATAAAACCAGTCACCATAAACTCGGGCAACTCTTCCAGATGAATTCTTATCAACCATTTAAGCCCCCTGACCTAACTCTAACTGCCCTTTAACTTCCCCTGTATCTACATTATATGCCACCTTGTCATCAAGCCTCCAAGAGGTATAAGAGTTTTCTCTTGCTAAATCTGATTGCTCAACATTGTTTTCACGACCTGTTGGGGTTAAATATTTGACACCATACCAGTTTGAGCCTTCCATAATTTGTTTTCCAACTTGATTACCTGCACTATCTCGAACTGCTGCCACTTCCCAAGGTTCAGGGTCATTGTTATTTCTTCCATCATAAAGTCTTTGTCGATAATCGTCTAACACACCTCTTGTCGCATCATCCATAGTTGTGTCATTCAATTGAAATTGAATTCTTTGACCAATTCTTTCTTTACTATTTGTTTCGTTCGACAAATCCCATTGGAATCCAGCCTTTGCCCAAGCATATCCACCTTCATCAAGTGCAGCGTGAACAAAAACTTTATCGAATCCGTGAGTGATGTAATAGTTTTCTTGTTGCATAATGAAACCACCACCAAAACCTTTATTTTGCCAATTGCTATCTATTTCTAAAAGTTCATGGCTTACTACTAATTTTTCATCATTTTGTTTATCGAATCTGAATTCTCTTCTAAATTCACCGATAGTTCCAGAATTATCTGAGTTAATATCACCTACTACTAAAATCGCATTTTTTCCTATTCTTTCAACTCTCCTTAAAGATGTTGAAAGATTGTCTTCTGTTCCATCATCCATAATTACGCTTTTTTCATAGTTATAGATTTCAAAAACTTTTTCTTGGAATTCTGAAGTAAGTTCACTACCTGAAGTATATCCATCAGGTGTTAATTCATAACCTTCTTCGCTTAAAATTACTTCGCTTAATCCTTCTTCTTTTTCGGAAATGTATCTACCTAAAGCATCATCATAAATTTCTTGAGCAGTTGTTGGGTCATCTTCCATCCAAGCATTAAAAGCATTTTCGGTATTTTTTACTTCTGCTATTTGTTCAGGAGTTTTACCCTCTTGCCATCCTCTGAACCAATCACTAAAAGCATTAGTAAAAATTGCTTTGCCTAAAACTTGTTTATACATTGATTCAGTATTTTCAACTAGCATTTCTAATTTTTCATAAGTAGCGATTTCAGCGATTTCTTCTTTAGTTAATAATCTGTTTGATAACGCTTCACGAAATTCTTCTTCCGTTGGTCCAATACCTTCTGCTTGTTTTAATGCTTTTGCTCTTTTCTCACCCCACATAGCCTCAGCAGTTTCAGAACTATAACCAGCCCAAGAACCATGAGTCTTTTGGTCATGCTGTCCAGATAAATGTTTTAATGTTGGTTTCAATCCCGGTTGAAAACGAATAATAGTTCTACCACGAACTGCTTTAGCAACAATCGCATCGAACTCAATCCATTTTCTAATCTGCCCCGGCTTATTAGATTCACCCATACCAATAGGTTTAATACCTGTTGCTTCATTCCAAGCCAAAGTGGCATCAATCAAATCACGATGGTTAATATCAACTTTAATAACAGGAAGTTTAATGTCAGGATTTTCAAAACTTAACATCGCTGCTGCTGCCCAACGATGATGTCCGTCAATCACATAATTATCTTTAGAGATAACAATTCGACCACCATCATCTGTTCTTGTTCCTTTTTCTCTTAAAGTTTTCATAATCAATCCAACTTTAGAAGCAGACATTTCTGCTTGAATAGGATGCAACTTAGATGGGTCAGCGACACCTCTCACAACTTTTGCTCCACGCTTTTCCATCTCACCAATGAAAACTGCTTTAGTGTCTGATGGTACTTGAGGCATCTTATTTCTTGGAATGCCAAGATTATCTTCGTCATAAAGTTTTGTATCACTAACATGCATATTTGTTAAATCAGGGTCATCACTTCTTTTAGACATAATGTCCATGATTTGTTTTGCTTCTTTTTGCGTAACTTCTATACGCTCACCACGCGCAAGTTTTTCTGCGCGCTCTTCAAGTGTTCCAGATTTATCAGGTTTTCTACCCGGTTTTAATTTAGGTTTAGGTGCATTCGGGTCAGTAACTTCTTGCTCACCTTGAGGTTGTTTAGGTTTTGCTTGACCTGTATCAGAACCTATTCTTCTACGAGAACCAGCATGACTCGACTGGTCATGTGTTCCATGTTTTTCTACTTCACCAACTTGTCGTAAACTGAATTCACCCAGTTGTCTATCTGTTCGTCTGTCATCTCTGACATATTCGATGGTACTTCCACTATCTTCACTTCGTCTTTTTTCGGTGACACCTGTTCCTCCTGTTCCTATCTCTTCAAAATTAACAACATCCCAAATACTTATCTGATTGCGTTCTCTCCCCAACCTAACTGCTTTGGCTCTATCCTGAACATTCTCAGATACATCAAGATAAACCTTATTATCTTCTTTATTGTGCCACAAGCCCAAATATTTCTTACCAGTACCAAGGTCTTTCTTGTTGGCTTTCACAAAATCAGCCAAAATCTTTCGACCCTTGCTAGGGTTATAGAAATCGTCAGCATCCACAATTGGGGCTTTTTTAACTGGAGAAGCAACCATATAACCTGACTTCGGTTCAGAACCATCAACCATATTGACAGATAAACCACCATTTGCTTTAACTCTGTCCAAGACTGATTGTGTTAAACCACGACTAACACCACCTGATGCCCAATTACCATGAGTGCTTTGGTCATGAGTGCCATGTTTTTGAATTTTTGAACTCGTTAATTCAAAAATATCACCTTCACTATAAATAAATTTATCAAGATTTCTCATGACACAACCTCTGCCAAAATAGTCTTACTACCTTTATCAATTTCTGTAATCTTAAATTGTGTATTTCTAGGTAAAATATATTCACCTTCCTTGTTAATTCGTTGCCTAAATTCTTCACTCATATTAGTAGCAACAAAAAATTTTCTAGGTTCTAAGGCTCTAGTTCCTTTTGGAACTTTTAACCACATTACTGCCCCAGAACCAAAATCGTTTGCGATGCTTGCGAACTCTGTTGTAGATAAATAACCCTTATCTTCAAATACAGTACCCACTTGGGTGTCTAGTATTTTGTTTGCAAAATCCCCGTGAAAACCTCTTAATAAAATTTTATCTTCAGGTAAACGAGGTGCTACCTTAAGTGCCAAATCCATATTTTTAATGTATTTCAAATCATTTTTTTCTAAAAATCTACTTTGTCTTAATGTGTAGTTTATGTATGCGCTATTCACAGTATAAGACCAAACTGCATTTGCAATATCACCAGAAACAACTACATCTGTTGGATGAGAACCATCATAAGAACTACTACTAGCCCAATTTCCATGCGATTGTTGGTCATGTTGTTGATGTTTTTCAAATTGTTCAACATCAAAAGGTTCAATCAACTCGGGGTCAAGAATGGGGTCAACAATTTCATAAATAATTTCTTCAGTCTGCAACTTCAACACCACCTTTTTGATAAGCAACTCTAAGTCGATTACCTGCATCAGCACCAGCAATATTAGTAGTGATATCAATATAATTTCTTGTGAACTCTTTACCATGAGATTCAAAAGGTGAGGTTTGAGTAATCGCTGTACCAAAATGTGCTAACTCATGAAGAATCGTTGGCTCATTCATAGTAAAAGTTCTCTTAATAGAGAGATTATTCATATATTCCCAACCCTTAGCAACACTAAACTTACGACCAACTTCCCACTTACCCTGATGATTGACTGAATTAGTTGCCTTCACTTTAGGTGTACCAATAGGTGAATAACCAAAAGTTTCTTTCCAATAATCTGTTTCTAAAACAGCATTAACATACTTTTGAACTCCTGAAGGTGTTCCATCTAAATGTTTTTTACCTAAATCTGATTGAATATCTTTTGCTTCATTTCTCGCCCAAGCATCCCATTTCTTAGAATATTCTTTATATGCTTTTTCGTAAGCACCTTCGATAGTAAAATCTGCTCTAGTTTTATTAAATTCTGGTGCAGGAAGATTTGGTCTTTTCTCTTTGAAAATTTCTCCTTCAGAAGCATAAACTTTTTGTTGTTGACTATCACCTTTGAAATGAAGAGCCATAATGTCTTCAGTTCCAAGTCTGTTTCCACCTCTAGCCCAAGAACCATGAGACGACTGGTCATGAGTTTCATGCTTTAATAATGTTGGTTTAAGACCGGGTTGAAAACGAACAACAACTCTACTCATCAAAAACTCTCCACAAACTCATCTTCAAGTTCTTCAGGAGTAACAGTTCCCCTATCAGGAGGAATAAGAACAGATGTACAACGACAATTAGGATGAGCAGGTGGCATCAAATCACCATTTGAGAAAACACCATTCCATCCAACAATTTCGCCATTCAAATTCTGACAAATCTCACAAACATCATAAGAAGCAGTAAGCCACATCTTTGTTGTAGCACCATCCAAGACACCAGACTCGTATGCTTGAGACCAACCTAAATATCTTCCTTGATTCTGTGCTAATTGGACTTCTGTACGAGCAATCATGTTCGCTCTAGCACGAACAAGTGTTGTGCGATATTTACCAGACATCTCATCAGCGCGAGCCGTTGCTCGAGCCGTAGTTAATCCTTCTTCTTCATACTGGTCAATCAATCTATCCCGATAATCATAAACAGCGTTAGCCCAACGAGGATGTAAACCAACAACATTACGCAAAATTTTTGCTGTCTCACGAACTGTTACTTGGTCAGTAAAAGCGCGCGCAATAATTTGTCTAACAGAATCCCTAGTCGAATTGTCAACTGCTGTAACAAGATTACCTGCCCTAGTTGTTGCCCATAGTAGTGCGCGTGGGTCAGTAAAATTAAAATTGTATTGTGTAACAACAGGTCTTAAATATGTTGGAAGATTTGCTGGGTCAAGACTAATGAACTCATTAGCATTCAATGGATTAACTTGATTAGGAAGATTTTTGTTTTGTCCACGCAAAACTGCGCGAATGTTTTTCGCTGTCTCTCCAACTGTTGCTGTGACTGCGTTACGAATTTGTGCAATCATTGCTCTGTCTGAAACACGAATAGATAAAGAATCAACAATTTGATTTATTTGTGTGGCATTCAAATCACGCAAAGCGCGAGCAAGTTGTCTTTCGTCAACTCTTGACCAAGCAGTATTGATTGCTCTTTGAATAACTTGCGCTAATGCTACTTCTTCAGGGGATAACTTTTCGGCTTTAGTAACTTTCGATGCGTGAATCATTATTCAACATCTTCCGTAGGCGAAGCCGTATTCCCTTCGTTTGCCATTTGGTCAATCAATGCTTGCTCATCTGCTGTCAGAAAATTATTACTATTTCCTGTTGGCGCAACACCCATCGCTTGAGCATTGTTGTGGTCAGCAGGTGGAAGCCCACCAAGTTCACGCAAATAATCTTCCAAGTTAGGGTCAGACATGATAAGACCAGAATTAGCCAATTTGGAAACATAGTCAGCGATTTCTGTTAAATCAATATGTGCAACTTCACCATAAGTTAAAACTGGTTGTCTATCTGTATCCATGCCATTAAGTTTCAATAATCTTGGAATAGCGTACTGGTTAATAACTTCAGCGATAGAGTTAGCGATAGCATCAACAGCCATTGACCATAAATCCATTTTTGCTGTGCCAAGAGAATAAGAACCAACTCTGTCATGACCAAGAAGAATAAAATCTGAAAGAACAGACATAGCAATTCTTTGGTCGTATCTTTGAATAATTTTATCTGTATCAAATTGTCTTTGACCACCTGTTGATAAAAGATTCAACTCAAACATTTTGTGACCAGATTCGTCATACATTAAAGGCATAACGATTCCTTCTTGCTCGTTACGCTTAACATTCTGAACTATCGTTTCGATAGCATTACGGAAAGTTACTTGGTCAGCAGATGCTGTTGATGATAAATACTCAGGTGGAATATATGCAATTGGTAATCCTGCTAAATCTCTTTCAATACCAACTGCTTCAATTTCTTCAATCCTATGTTTGTAATACCAAGGGCGATATGCGTTTCTTAAAAGTGAACGACCCTCTGGATTATTTTTGTCAATCTTAACTCTGAACAATAAAGATTTCTCAATAGGAATAGGTCTGATATAGATTGATGCTGAAGGGTCTGATTGAATCATTCCTTGAATGCCACCATCTTCATCAAACATCCATTGCCAAAGTGTTTCTTGACCACGAATAGCCATCTTGCGCCAACCAATTTTGTTATCGTTATATTTGGAACGGCGTTTAGGGTCTTTGCTATCTCCACCACGAACTTTGTAAACAATTTCGTGATATGAATATCCGTAAATCAACATGGATAAAATTTGTGTAAGTGTTGCATCCCATGAATCTGACATATCATTCAAACATGAATAAACGAACTCTGCTGTTTCAACATCTTTAGGGTCAGTTTCACCATCTGCTGATTTATCTGAGAATGGGTCAACACGCCATTCAAGTCTTAAAACAACTTTTTCTATTGCGTAAAGAATTGAACCAATTGTAGGGTCATTGTCTGACATTTCACGATAAATTCGTGCGCCTTGTCTGCCACGAAGGTTCGTTAAGAATTCTTCAAATACTGTGCCACCAGAGTGCTTTAACCCTGTTGAACCAAACTCCGATAAATCTGGTTTAGCCACTTAAAACCTCTAGTCCCTTGTTAAACCTAATACTAAGCGTAATGCTTGTGTTTCTGAAAAGCCAGCCTTCTGTAATGATAAAAAAAGTTCGTGCATCATTACTGTTGCATCGTCTAATGTTGTGTAATGAAGGCGTGATTCTTCTTTCATTACTGAAATTATACCGAGATTTAGTATCTCTCAACCCCAGTAATGTAATTAAATATAGTTTTCGACTAATTGTGTTTTTTCTTCTTGCTCTTTCAACTCTTTATGGTCAGGAAGAAGATGTTCTTCTAAATGCTCTAAGGACAATTTAGTTAAAAACTTTTTGTCATCTTTGATTTCGTATTCCAAATCGATTGGGCAATGAAATTGTGAATAGATATCTTTACATTGAATTGTGTTCATGTTTTCTCCCATCTTAGGTGACAAGGGCTTGGAGTCCTCCACTCAGCAGAAAGGGGTAACGCTGTTGGGTCGTCACCCTTGTCAAAATTAACTATACCAAACTAGGGTTTAGAATGGTGCATCGGATGCCCAAGCATCAACAGGTGTCTGCCATGGGTCTTCTTTAGGTGTAACAATTTGCGCTCTATGAGCATCAACAGGGAAGCGTTTCAAACTCATCGCAATCTCCTTAATAGTTACTTCCATTCTTCCAGCAGGTTTACCATCTTTATCTGTCCAAGAATTGTAGGCAACATCGCCGATAACAATAACTGGGTCACCCTTCTTCAAACTGGTCTGAATATGTCCAGCCAACTTGTCGAATGCTGTGCAAGACCATGCTGTTGTTCCTTCGTTTGACCAAGTTCCATCAGCGTTCTTTTTTGATTTAGATGTCATGACTGTTAATTTTGCTAAACGAAAGTTTTCTTTAACAATCATTTCTGGGTCTTTAGCCAAATTGCCAACTAAAGTGATATTTGAACTCATTTATTTCTCTCCCTTGCTTTTTTCATTTTCTGTTTTGATTTAGGTGTTGCTCTGGAAATCAGTATAGTACCAAGGTCTAAATGTCTAGGTGTAATGTTACGGAGTTTCCTAATAATGTCGCGTTCTTTATCAGATAAGCCACCCCAAACACCCTTAACACGATTGTGTAGCGCGTATTCAGCGCAAGGTTCACGATAAGGACATTGAAAACAAATTTTTCTTGCTTGACGATAATCTTCAACAACTGAAACGCCCGGTAATTCACTAGCGAAAAATATTTCAGGGTCTGTGTAAGCACAAGGTGGATTTTCGAAGTTTGGAACTTCGTAAACCGACATTATTGCTCCTTTTTTTTCTTTCTAATAAGTTGTGCAATTCTTTTACCATTTTCCCAAACTGCACCTGCTGCAACACCATCATAATAAGATGTTGAAGGTTTTACATAATGACTGCAATCATCCCAAAGATTACAACCACGACAATAATCTAATGCTTGTTGCGCTTCTTGTATAGTGATAGCATCAAAGAGTTTCGGGTTTGCATTCCGACATGGGGCAAGTGATAAGAAAACAGGATTACTGTGTTTCGGTTTTGGTCTCTTTGGTCTCGCCATTTGGCTAAGTTTAATCTAACTGGGGTATAATTTTCTTTGTTCATTACTTTGGCGTTTCTTTAGGTCTCTCTAAACGAATCTTCATGTAAGGAAATCTTTCCTCAATCAACTTTTCAATTTTTGCATCATTATCTTCATGAAGTTGTTTAAGCATCGCTTCTCTGTCTTGCTTAGTCATCTTCTTCTTCATCGTAATCATCCCCTTCACCTAAATAAACATCGATTTCATCTGCAACTCTGTTGATTGCATAATCTAGCATTCCAGAATGTCTCCAAGGTGGTGAATTTTCATCATGGATAGCCATAATCCAATATTCGTTCTCGCCACCGAACCATTCTGAAACAAGTACCCATCCTGTACATAGGGCAGGTTGTTGAAATGCAGCGCGACCAAGTTCTGCTATTGCATCTTCAATAGGTTTTGCACTTGGTTTTGGTCTTTCCTCGTTTTCTTCACTCATGAGGTCAACACTACTGGTTCTTCAACTTTTTTCAAGGACATTCTGTAAGAGTTTTCGAACTCTGAATGTAAATATGTTTTATGTGAAATTGTTATTAAATCTTTTAATTGGTCTTCAGGTAAATCTGATAAATCTTTTAGGATGATATTGGCAAGTCTATTGAATTCTCGAATGTTTGTTCGATGGTTCATTACAACCTCCAAATATCTATTTAATACCAGTTTTTCTTTTCGAAATGATTCCAAGCCAAGCATGGGTTTCCGTATCTCTCGGAAATATATTTAAGTCCCCATCGGACTTGTGTTTCAGGATTAGTTGCCCAATCTGAACCTTCACTAGCCATTTTAGACCCCGGAAGTGCTTGGGGTATGCCATAAGCCGAAGATTTTGGATTATCGGCTGTATGCTTCCAATTTGACTCTCTTTCCCACAACTCTTCTAGGCAAAAGAATTGTTTACCATCCCAACCAAATTTGGACATTTGGCTTCTTGCAAATGAACGGCTTCTATCAGGATGTTTCGCTCGTTCAAAAGTTTCAGCCCCAATGAACAAATTAGGGTTGTAGGGTGGATAGTTTATTACGATAGGTTCAACGCGAGATTCTGCCCACGAATAGGAAGCAAAACCTGCTACGCCTAACCATATCGCTAACCATGTAGCGATTAAACGCAAAAGGTTATTTGTCCTCGTTATTCGCAATGTCTGTTCTGCTCACAGTCGCTTTGTTCCATAATTGACTACGCCTAATATAGTCTTTTTCGGATTCAGCGACTCTCTGGATTGCTCCAGCGCAGATTGACGGAACTGATGCAACGAGCATGTCATGAGCAATAGAAACTGCTTCTTCATCAGTTATGCGAGGTTTTTTAGATTTTAGAACTGCAACAGCATTCTTCAATGCTTGTTCTATATCTGTACTTGGTAGTCCAGATAATTTCATAGGGGTCTCCTTCCCTATCCAGTTTTAACTGGGGTTAATATATTTTAACACTTAACCCCAGATAATGCTTGGATTTATGTTAATGCGTGTTTCAATCCCTCAACTGAATAGCCTTCGGATTCTAGCCATTCAACCACTTTACCTTTATCTTTAGATTCAATCAAAACATCAACTGCTGAAGAAAACAGGTTAGATGTTTGCTCAATCAAAATATAGATAGGAAATGGTGGAACAATCTTTTGCTCAATCAAACTTTCAGCAAGAGCATTGAAATCCAGTTTTCTTTGAACTGTTTCATCAACCCATCCTGTTGTCCAGCCTGATGCTAATGATTCAAGATTAAAACTACTTGTTGAATCATAGTAGCCACGCCAAGCATCTGTTTGTTTCCACTTTTGTGGTGAACCTTTGGTTTTAAGTAATTCATCAAACCAGTCATAAGATTCGTCACCATCTTGTGTGTATGAAACATATTGACCGAAATGTATTCGCTCAACTTTGTCGTAAATACGATACATGGTTGATGCTGATTGTAAATCTGATTCTTCACATGCTTCGCAAATTTGTCCTGAATCTAAAGATGCCCAAGTTGATAATTCGTTTATTTCTTCTTTGCAACTTGTGCAAGTAATAATTTCTGACATGTTTTCTCCCTTACAATAGTGTCATCCCCATACCCTCGCCAGAAAGCATGGGGAGACGATTAACTAATCAATCCTTGAATCAGCGTGAGCATCAATGCCGTATTGTCTTAATACGCTTGCAAATGCATCAGCCCATGCTTCTTTTCTTGCCAAGGATTGACCAAACTCTTTGCACCAAACATCATAACCACCAGCGTAGGAGTCTTGATATCCGATTTTGTTTTCTTTTAACCATTGAACAAATTTGCCTCTTGCTGGTCTTATCTTGACCCAAGCAAATCCACAAACACCACCTGCAATGAAATATGTTGGTTTTGTTTCGTCAATGATATTACTGAATGGAGAAGTCTCTTCCCCAACAATCATTGGAACTGGTTGTACTGCTTGTCCTGCTTTGATACCTGCTTCATAGGCTTCTTGATAGATAGCCGATGGAGTGGCTTTTTTAATGGTTAATGTCGCCATCTTGTAGTCTCCCTTCTACAATTCAATTATACCAAACTGGGGTTTAGTGTCAAGCATCTAGCCATACTTCTTAACTAATCTCCAAAGGATGTAGAAAAACCATCCAAACATTAGCCAAGTCTCTAACGGCGTGAAAACTAAATCCATAGTTACACCTCCTGCAAATATGCTGGTTTGTTTTTTCTTGGATTGATTTCAATGTCGTAGGATTCCAAAGTCCATCCTGTGCTAGCACAAGAATAAACGCTTGTTTTCCTATCGTCTGTGTAATCGTAGATAGTTATTTCATCCCCGACTGAAAGTGCTGTGTGTGTTCTGTCTTGTGGCAAATTGTTTTTGATTTGTTCCCAAACAATTCCACGATACAAGTTTGTATCTTCGAACACTTGATTACAAATGTCGTAATCACCTTGACCATCGAATAAACCTTTGGCATCAAATGTTAATGATGTCTCTGGTCTTGCTGGTCTGTGTGGATTATTACTAAATGCTTTCCATGTTATTTTGACTGCTTTATCGTACATATAAGTGACCTCCATAGATGTCGGCTTCCTCGATTAACGCATCAAATGATTTGTCATCGAGCAAGTTATATTTTGATTGCAACTCGCCATTCTTTCGTTTGGCTGGGGAATCCCAACTTGAAGTCTTTACAAGTTTCCCAGTCTGGATTTCTACGAAAGCATGTGCAGAACCATGGTTTTGATTTGCTTCTCTTTGAACCACACGAATGAATCTTTTGCCTTCTTGATATTCGTATGTTGGTTCTTCTGTTTCAAATCTTTTGATAACAAAATCTAAAAGTTGTTCATCTGTTTTTTTGTCAGACAATTCATCATTTGCTGTCCAGCGATAGATTTGTTCGAAGCGTAATTGTTTTAAGTGATTAGTGTATTTATCTAATCTGTCTTGAAGTATTTGGTTCATGCTACCTCCACATTTTCGTTTTGTGCCAAGATGATGTCGCGTACACGCTCCCTGTCTACGCTGTCTCCTCCACCCCAAGTTTTTGTTTCATCTAAGGAGGTGATGTAGGTGTAAATCGCATTAACGATTTGGCTTACTGAAAGATTTGTTAATGGGAAAACACCTGTTTTTGTGTTGTAGAACGAATCTACATATTCCACGAATTTTAATATTTCTTGATTTGATATTTCTGTCATTTTTTCTCCCTTCACTTCTATGGTACTAAACCCTAGTTTAGTTGTCAAACATCTGAGGTCTCAATTTCGTTTCTAAATTGAAATTCTTGTGCTGAATCCAAGTCACGCCCAGAAATACTTCTGCGCGCACCATTTTGCATCCATTCCCAAGCACATTCATCACACCAGACTGGACCTTTGTGTTGTGGTGCTATTTGGACTTTTGTTCCACAATCTTTACAATTTTTTGATTTCACTTTTTCTCCTTTTGACATTCTGAACAAACTAACCCTTTACCTATTTCTTTGAATTCTTTACGAACGCCACACTTCAAGCATTTAATTTGTGGAGTCAATGTTGCCATCCCGAATCCCCTTTCTCTTACATATCCAGTATACCAAACTGGGGTTTAGTGTCAAGGAGGGTGTGGCAAATTTACAAACAAAAATCACTCAGATAACATGATTTTGTGAGGGAGATTATGGAAACGCTAAAAGGAATAACACTCGTAGCAGGATATGTCCTAATTGTCGTAATACTGACAATTATTGCTTAACTATTTAACTAAAAGCCAACACTCAAAATTATAGAACTTCCAAAAAATTTGTTTCTGAGAAAAACCAGCCTTCTCAGCCAATTCCATATTTTCCCTTGTAGTATTCAATCTCATCAATCTTCTCAAATCTTTTTCCTTATCCAAAATTTCTTTAGCACTAAAAGTCTTCAACTTGTAATCGTAATGAGAAAAATTCATTATCTCTTGGAACTTACCACTAGGACAAACAACTTTTTCAGCCCAAATAAAAACACCACCATCAATCAAAGAATCATAAATTCTTTTAATTATCTCTTCACGCTTATCTCTATCGATGAACTGCAATGTAAAGATAGACATAATAACTGAACTTTTTGGATAATCTTTCATATTAGTCAAATCATAATTATAGAACTCTGTTTCCTCTGTATCGTTCGGTAGAAGATTATCTGACTTATCTACACCTATTTTTCTACCATCATGCTTAATTGACTTTAATAATTCTCCAGTAGAACATCCTAAATCTAGCAATGCTGTATCTTTTACAAGAAAATAATCAACAATGTTTCTAATAGCATCAGCCAACAAATCATAGTTTGCTATCGATTTAGCAATATGGTCATCAAAGTCTTGAATCGTATCAAATGAAAAATCTTGTTTACCAGAATTCATGCAATTTTCTCCCTATCGCTTCCACAACTGGAATAGTTATAGTTCTACCACATCGTTCATATCTTTCAGAATCTGACACTTTAGTTCCATCAGAATAAAATTCTGTCCACCCATCAGGTAAACCTTGTAATCTTTCACATTCAAGTGGCGTTAGTTTTCTTATGCTTGTTTCAAATTCTGTATCAATCTGAACACCATGTCTATCCTGTGCTGTGATTGTGTAACTAGGTTCATTATGTTCTTTAATCATTCTTCCGTTAGGTGATTTATTTATTCTTTGAACATCCATAACTGGTTTAACAGATTTAACTGCACCACGACCTTGATTGTTCCCAATCCCTTTCCAATAATGACCATCCAATGTTGGAAAAACATCAATCTCTTTTGGTTTACGACCTGTAACAAATGGAACATTATGTCCACCTGTTCCCATGTTCGCTGTTAAAGTGGGAACTCCATTTGATTTGTAATCTCTGAAATATCCTCGTCTCC